TCAGCTTCACGACGTCACCGAAATAGATGGCCGTCGAAGAGTTGGTAGCAATCGGAATCTGACGGGTAGCACTAGCAAAAACCTGACCACCGATCAGGTTAATCGGAATGAGGCCATACGGCCCCGAAACGGAAGGATATGCCATGTTTCTAAGCTCCTAGCTTATCTGCCTGAACCAAACGATGTCTTGGTACGCTTCTCCGAGAAGAGCGGCATACGGGCATCGTTCTCTCGCATGAAGTTGTTATCCACAGACTCAGTCTGAGCTTGGGTAAGCCTGTCGAAATGGGCTCGACGCTGTTCCATAAGCTCGTCCGGAACCTTGCATAGCAACAGTCCTGCGACTTCGATGTTGTCCTTAAAGCGGCTATCCGGGTCCACCATGAACTGGAACTGGGGCTGCTCGTTGATGCTCACTGGTTCCCAACCTTCGCGGAAAGCCGATGAGATGTTTCGAGCGTCGTTCTGGCCCAGCGTAGAGACACGAACCCAACGGTACGTATATCCCGCCTGCTTATCCGGTTCCGGCAGCGTTGATGCTTGCTGCCAAACCTTCGGGCGTTCTGCCTGTTCACGGCTCTTGCGAGGAGCACGGTTAGTACTGAGTTCGTTTTCAATATCGCTGATGCGGTCTGTCTGAGTCATGTTCTTACCCTTCCAACTTCTTAAATTCCCGAGCATACTGTTCAGGAGTTAGACCCAATTTCTTGGCAAGCGCCAATTGAGATTGTTTTAGCACGACTTTTTTGGATGAAGTGCTGCGGGAAGCAGGGGCAACAACGTTCGCAGACTTTTGCCTCGGAGATGTTGGTTCCGGACTCTGCTTTTCAGGTTCCCCGAAATACTCGGGGAAGCGACGACCCATTGTTTTGTCAATGACCGCCCAGTATTCGTCGGTGCCCACAAACTGCGGACCACGTTCACGCTCCAGTTTCTGGTGAAGCCCCAGAGCCGAAGCAGTCATTTCCGGGTCCGACCCCCACCACTGATTGCGCTCTTGCCACGCAAGGGTTTTCTGGTCTGGACGCGGTACATCATACTGCGGCTGAGGGATTTGTACCTCAGAAGTATCCGCTTGCATAGTGGGTATGTAGTTCTTTAGCTGAGAGAGCCTGTAGTTGGCCTCTTGCAGCTGTTCTTGGGCCGCAACTAGCTTCTCAGAGTCGCCTGCTTCATAGGCTTCCTTGTAGTCGCGCTGGGCCTGCATACGCTCGTATTCGGCAGACTGCTGATAGGACTGAACAAGAGACTGCTCACCCTGACTAAGTGTCTGGCGGAAGCGCTTATTCTCTTCCATGAGGCGCTGAGCAACGGCCACAGCCTCATTCTGCTCGCGCAGCAGCCGCTCTTTCTCGCGGCGCTCGTCGTGCCAGACCTTCTTCATCTGCTTAAGGCGCGTCTTGACCTTATCAGAGTACTCTTCAAGCTCGTCGGCTTCGAGTTCGTCAACGATTTCCTTCGGCATTGGCTCCCGGCCTCGGTCGGCCTCAGGAGTATCGTCCTCGATCTCAATCTCAGGTTTTGCGGAAGTATCCGCAGTTTCATCTTCAACTTCCCACTGGAAGTCGTCATCATCGTTGGGCTTAATAGCCATGTTACTTCTCCTTTGTACGGTTGCCCGTTTTACCCGCGAGAAATCCCTCTTGGGTCTTCGATGACTGCTTCTACAGAATCATCATTGATAAGGCGGAACTCACGCCCATGAATCTTCACTCGGCTACCCGCGTGTGGGCGGGTGAGGATGAAGTCACCTTCCTTGCACCATGCACCGGATGGGAAGCGCGAAGGGTCCTTGAACGCATCGGGGCCAATCTTGAGCACGAACAACACGGGAGTGGTAAGCTCTTCGTAGCGTTTGGTCTCGTCGGCCTTGTACAAGCCACCAGAAGTCTTCTCATCTACTTCAGGAATCGCACACAGGATGCGGTAACCCGAAGGGTTAGGAAGCTGCGTAGCCTTACGTTCGTCCGTATCGGGAAGAACCGTGGCGTTATCGAGGTCGTTTACGTCAGTAGCAATAAGAAATTCTGGGGTCTTGGGCAGAGTTTTGTCCTCTACGTCAGTCATCGTCTTGTTCCATTCGCTGCGCGGTTTCCATGAGGATATTATTCGCCACCAGCAAACCGCGATAAATGCCGCAGGCGTACTTATAGTCACCGAAGTCTTTGGCATGGCCCATGGCCGTGTCGTTCTCGATAACTTTAAGTTCTTCTTGTATCTTGTTTGAAAGATACTTGATTAGATCAGAACTCATTGCTGTCCTTCTTTAGTGTTGTCAGGCTGCGCCTGTTGCTGTTGCGCCATCTGCATAAGCTGCATGGCGGTTCCCTTCTGAGACTCGTTGGTGCGATGCTCATGGTCTAGGGTAGACTGGGCAATCTCGATGCCCATCTTGAGCCCAGCTTCTTGCTGCTGAGCGGAAAGGTTAGCGTTGCTTGTTGCCATCTGTGCGCCGACCTGCATGCCCGCGATCTGGACCTGACTGTCGATACGCTTGTCTTCGGTTTCGCTCTTGTCTGCTTGGACGATGCCGTCCAGCATGAGCTTCTTCTCTTTAAGCTGGAGCTCGCCCTTCTTGATTTCGAGCTCGCCCTGCTTGATCTGCAGCTCCTGCATCTGCATCTGGACGATGGGGTCCTGAGCCATCTGCTGGTTCTGCTGTTGCTGAGCCTCACCCTGCTTCTTCTGGAGCAACTGCTGGGCTGCGGCAGCGGCGAGGCGCGAAATCTGCACCTCCAAATCAGCCGACATTTCTTGGCCGGGGGCCGGGTACGGGACACCTGCGGTATCTTCGATCTGCTTGCGGTAAGCGAAGGCAATATGCTCGTTAAGGTGTGCCATCATGGCAGCCTGCATCGCCTGCGCGTTCGGGTTCTGGCCCATAAGCTGCTGAATCTGCGGGTCTTGCATCGCTGCCATATGCACTGCGATATGCGCTTCGTGGTCTTGGCCGATAAACGCCTTGACCGGCTTGCCGTTGATGATGTCCATGTTCTCAGACACCGGGTCACGCGGTTTCATATCGTCGCCGTCTTTGAGCGGGACGAGCTTGTTGGCGTTATTAATACCCAGCACTTCGAGCATCTGCCGGTGCAGATACGGCATGTCATAAATCTGCGGGGCCGTCTGGGCCAGCTGGAGGACCGCCTGATACTGGACGATCTTCTGGGCCATTGTGGACGCGTTGGGGTCCGAAACGGGGATAACAGCGACCTGATCGTAGTCGGCTTTCTTGGCCTTGCGGCTGCCCTCTACGGGGTCGTAGGAGTAGGTGTCGGGCGTGTAGTCCCGGATAATGACCTTGAGGAGCCTGAACTCCTGCTTCTGGGCATAGTGGATGCGGGCCTGAATGGCCGAAGTAGTCTTAAGTGTGCGCTCCAGAATAGCCAGCGTAGTGCCTACCGGGGCCTGTCCCGACATATCACTGACCTGCAGGTCCGCTGCAGAGGCAAACCGCCTACCTTCTTCTACGATGGTATTCAGAAGTGAATACAGGACTTGGCTCGGCTCCTTATAGGGGAGCGGCATGATGTTATCGCGCATCGTACCCGAGGCTACGTCTACGTCTCGCCACTCAGCGGGGGCAATCGGCGTATCGTCGCCCTTGACCCTCAATCCCTTAGTTTTGAAGCCACCCGGTAGATTGGATAGAGTACCAGCATCAACAAGCTGACGAATAAGGCTGGTACCAGACTTAGCAAAAGCACCAACAAGATGGATAAGTCCAAAAGCATAAAAGCCAAAACCCGGAATATACGAGTAATGAACGAAGTGATTGCGCTTGCGTTTAAGCTTGTCATCGGGGTTCCAATTACGCCGAATAGCTAGAACAGTCTGCGTTTGCTTCTCGATAGTGATGACATACGGAAGAGCGACATCTTCCTCGTCTGCGTACTTATCGTCTTCGATCTCAAGAGCGACGTGCATCTCAAGAACTTTGTACCGGTCGTCGGTAGACGCGCGGAAACCCATGCGCTCGGCAATAGCCTTCTCAACCTCGTCGAGAGTGTCGCTGGGTTCTGGCAGTTCAACGTCGCGGTAGAAGCCTGCGGCCTGCAGGCGGTCAAGCTCGTTCTCGGTCTTGCGCATTACGTGCGTCACACGCTCCGCAGTTTCCAAGTTAGACGCACCGTAAGGGACAACTACATCGTCCGCAGGCACATACATCGAGACCTGACGACCGAGTGATGGATCGTAGTACACCTTCTTGAACGCATTACCTGCGAGGCCCAACCCCCACAGCATACGCTCGTGTTCAGGACGATACTCGACCATCACATCGGTCAACTGGTAGTTCATATCCGCTTCGACGCGGGTCGCAGCTTCCTTCTTCGCGGGCGTTTCAGCACCGATAATCTCTGTACGCACCGGACCAGCGGCAGGGAACGTCGCCATCATGGTCTCAGCCTGAAACTTTACTACCGCTTCGCTGAGGAGGGGGTGGTATACACCGCATGCACCGGGCCACGGCTCCGTTCGGTCCTCAACTTTCATGCCGAGAAGCTCAAGGCCGTCTACATAAGTCTGAATCCAGTCCTTACGGGCCGAAATATCCTCGTCGAACTCGCCAAGTAGGTCTCCAGCGAGCTCTGTAAGCACGCCTTCGTCCATATCTTCGGCCAGATTAGCAGAAAACTCGTCGTCTTCACCGTCTTTTCCAAGGTGAATATCGACCGGACCAGCGTGAATATCGACCGCTTCGGGGTCCTCAATCTCAATTTCGAGGTCAGGACCGCCCATATCAGGCATTGCGCCCATAGAAAGACCCAGCGGAGCTTGGTTAAGAGCTTTGTCAATAGCCATTAGATCAGCTTCCTCTGTTTTGCCGGATTACCGTCGTCAATAATTACCCCACCAGCAGCGCGGCCTACAGGCGGTAGCACCAACTTAACACCGGGTTCAACACGCCTAAAGTAGTCTTGCAATGCTTCTACGCTACCAGCATTCTGTATATTTGTAGGCGACGCATAAAATGCCCACCCATCTTTATCATTACCGACCCACCTACCCGGCGGCGGTGCGCCTTTGGTTTTAGACGCCCGACTTTCATCGGAATACGTGATATGATTCGGCAGCTTGAACGTATCGTCCAAATGCCCTGTTTTCGAATCAGGGTCTAACCCAGCATCATACGCCCCACGCACATCGTAATCTGGAGTTTCTCTAATGTTGTGCATCTTAAGCCACTGCTCATAGGATGGGCGTTCGGATGGCATTAATAATATCCCTGCTGCTTACGGCGCTTGAAATACTGTATTTCGTCTGGTTCGTCGAGGTTGGTCGTAATATAGCCGCCCCTACGGAACCGCGCCAAGGCCATTGAGACTGTATCGACATAGTCGTCGTGCTCTGAACCGGGAAAAGACGCCACTTCTTCAATCACTTCTTCCGCCCACCGAGTGGCAGGTGCCCATACCCGACCAGACGCAAATAGGTCTGAGACAGCGTTCAAACGAGAAATCTTGTCGTTGCCCCTCGTAGGAGTAAACTCCTGTACCGGGATGCCCATAGCCCGCATCTCGTAGATCAAAGGCGCACCCGAAGCCTTTTTCTCGATAATAACGCTGTCCGGTTCCCACTCTCGGTACTCCTCGATGGCGCACTTCTTAAGTTCTGGGAACTCCATACGATCTCGGAAGGCATTTAGCAGGATAATATTAGCTTGGTCTACCCCGGATGCGTCGGGCTGATAGAATACACCCCACGT